AAGTAACGTCTAGTACTAAAGTTAAGTACTCCCCATAGATAAGGCCACTCTGTGGCCTTATCATATTGGAGTGACTTAAACTTTTCGTTCTAGCCATCAGAGCCAAGTACTTAATCTAAGTACTTGGCGGTAAATAGCGCAGAGATGCTCTTGGCCTCCGTGCGAAGAAGCTCCTTTTCGCCCGCAGTAACTTCCATAGAAATAATCAGCTGTAGATTGCCTCGCCGTGTAGTACCACGACAAGGCATTCCCTCTCCAGAAATCGTCACCGTGTCTCCGCGTATGGTTCCCGGTGGGACATTCACAATAACACCCTTCGGATGTGCTGGATGACCCTCCAACATCTTTTGGCAGCCGAGCAGGCAGTCCTTCAAGGTTATCGCCGCAGTAATGGTAAGGTCGTCCCCTAGCCGGCTGAAAGCAGAGGGCTCGTCCGCCTCTCTCAAAACAATATGGACATCGCCGGCCTCCTCGTAGTCCGGATGGTCAGAGCACTCATTCTGGAATACCATCGTCTCCCCCGGCTTCATCCCAGGTTCAATGTCTATTTTGAGTATCTTCTCGTGATTGCTGAACTTTGACCCGCGGCATTTAGAGCAGGTTCCTACCGAGCGCTTTCCAGAGCCCCCACAAGGACCACAGGGCCCTCTAGAAACAGCGTGCATGCCCGGCCCAATCATCATGTGCCGCTCAACGTTTCCACTCCCGTTACATTCACCGCATGTCTGCACATTATCAGAGCCGTCACCCTTACACTTCTCGCAGAACCGCTGCCTCTCAAACTTCAACTGTATCATCTTCCCGTAAAAGAAATCGCGAAGAGTCAGATTAATTTCGTGAATTTTCGGAGGAGCCTTCTTCCCCTTTTGGCGTTTATGCGGGCCGCCGCCACCCCCACCTCCAAAAGGAAATCCACCCATTCCTCCGCCCATTCCTCCAAACATCGCACCAATATCAAATGGGAATCCAAACGGCATTCCGCCTGGTTGGCCCTGCATTTCGTCGCCCTGTATCTGGCCTGTCTGGTCATAGATGGCGCGTTTCTGTTCATCCGACAGAACCTCATACGCATTTTGTATGACCTTGAAACGCTCCGCATTGCCGCCCTTATCAGGATGCTCCGTCTTGGACAATTTCAAATACGCGCGACGAATTTCTTGACTATCAGCGCCGCGCTCCACGCCCAAGTCTTCATACAATGACCGCATTCTATGAAGTTTAGATTGGAACAGCCTTAAACCCTTAGCGGCCACTGTTCTACGCGGTTGCCCTTCTAAAGATGAAAATATATTAGGAAAATAGGGTATGCAGACTGTATTAATAGGGCAAGAGGAAAATACGCAACTATTAAATAAGGTTTTAAACGACCCACCGCACATTTTCATATCGGGTGGTTATGGCTGTGGAAAAACGACACTATTACGTGAGTTTATTTCCGCCTATTTCAAAGCGAAAAATATGAATCCAACGTACGAATCCATGTTGTGGTTGTCTTCGGAACAGGACAGAGGTATTCATTGTATTCGGCAATCCGTCGCGGAATTCGTGAAACACACCTCCAATACTCCAAATGTATATCGTTGGATTATTATTGACGACGCGGACTCGCTCCCTATTATTTCGCAGCAAGCACTCAGGCGTCCTATGGAGACGCACGCACATTCCACGCGCTTCATATTCTGTAGTCGGTACAAGTCGGATATTATTCAGCCAATCTATTCTCGCTGCATGCACGTTGAGATGAATATCGTGCCACCGACCAGTTTAGTAACACACTTTATCAGCCGGTATAGCACGAAACAAATATCGTTCACTCCAGATTTTATTGAAATTCTCATATCCATCGTATCCGTTCCAACCGAAATTCGCAATTGCGTCCGCATACTGATAAATCACCACGGCGACACAGAGCCTGTTGAATTCACAAAAAAGCACATGTTGGAATTGTTCTCGGCCCCCTCGTTTTCGCTTTGCTATCAATTGCTACTTTCGTATATTAATAACAATAATGAGGAAATGGTCCGTATCTTTTTGGAAATCTGGAAGACCGGATTAAGTTACGAAGATTTTTTACACGAATTGAACTCCTCCTTCCAAATGATAAAATTCGTCCCATCGGTCACCTCACAAGAAATACACGAATTATTGATTAAAGGTTGGATGAATTTCGCGCAAGGAAAGACGCATACGCTGGATATGATGCGCCTTTTTTTAGGGTCTAATGACAAATCTCTTGGACAATTAGGATAATGCATACGAAACCAATCAAACTATTTCGCAAAGATCCTCCGCGTGATTTCATAGAATCGCTTTTACGTGAGATGGGGTTCCTCGGTTTTCATGACCTTCGGTGGTTTTCTAAACAGGAAATTCGGCTAGACACTATAGAGGACTGGTTGCCCGTCCTTGAATCATACTATATTCCATGTAAGGCGACGAGGTTCATCCATAAATGGACCGATAATACACCTATTACGATTCTTAGACACGTTCTACATTTATACAATTACGACCTGGAAAAAGAGGAACGGCTCTATAAGGGTGAAAAGACGATGTTGTATCAGATACAACCGCGTCAATCCGTCTTAGATTTGAGTGGCGCTATTCTACAGGTGTATTTTGATTAGTTGAGCGCCTTCGTGAATAAATGACTAATGACCATGTCACTTGAAAGGATTTGGTCTTCGCTCATTCGTAGGAACCAGCTGAATTTCTCCCGCTGCATCAATTCCTCTAAAGGTATCGGCAAATATACTGCGTCCTCGGGTATATGGAATGATGCGTGTGTGCTTCCGGTGGTTGTAATTAAGTCCTCCAATTCAATTCGTCTGCGATTCGCGCCCTTTCTAGAAATTTCCGGGAGGCGTATCACTTGAATTTGGTCCGGAAATTGTTTCATCGTGTTTTCAAAATCTTCGTGCTCTCCACCACTTTTAACACGGAAATTCAGCCGCTCCCGAACATTCTTCTCCCATTCAACCCACACGGGGTGCTCAGGCTTGGGAGACCATACGACATCCAATGCGGGTAGGGACGTCTTTGTTGCGTATGTCTCCTCCACATTCATTCCGAAGAAGACCACCTTGTCCTTTGGAGGGGGCTTGATATCGCCAATCCATATGGTGGACGGAGACACCCAGAGTCCTCCGAATTTCGCCAAAACGGCCGCACGAATCCAATTCAGCTCGGGTCCGTTCACAAACGCCTCGGGGTTCCGCAAAGGTTCAGGAAGAGCCTCCCAGCCACCCAGTCGCCCAGCCAGGTCGGGAAGACCGCTAATGACTTCCACTCTGAATTGTGTTTTTGTGTGACGGACGATTGTCTCGTAGCACAAATTCAAGAATGGGAGATTCATTACGCGCGAACTTCTGCTCATGAAATCGTACCAAGACCGGCTATTGACATCGCTGTTATTCAAGTAGATCCATAAAACGGGTAATTTAGAGCCGCGTTTCAAATTGTCCTTGTCTTGGAACATATCACCCTCACGGTACGTGGAGACACTTGCCCAACCGACAAGCAGACCTGTTAGGATGACAACACCAATTGTAAGCGTCCCTATAGATTTCATATTACACTAATTAGGGGTACGGAAATTTACATCGGATAATTCGCCGCATGACGTTCCGATTTCTTCATGGAGGCTGTTCCGTCCATTAATACAACCTGTTTCATTCGTTGGAAATACTGGTCCGCATGAACCATCTCCTGGGCTGCGCGCATAGACCTCTGTTGCTCCTGCCGCTGTTGATGTTTTTCCGCAGCCTGGATGGCCTCCAATTCCGTATCATTCAGCGCCGTCGGTGCCTTTTTACGACTTTCCGCATATTTGTCATACGTGCGAGATTCTAATTGGACATTTGAGACCTGACTACTAAATGTATTATCTATCGTATAGGCGCGTTTGAGGTCCGTATAGCGCATTTGCGCGCCAGCAGGAGCCGTATAATCATCTGCGGCGCCGCGGCCGATTTCTACGCCGTGTCCAGGAGCAAGTGTGAGCGCCTGCGGAACAACGGCAGAAAGGGCGGAGCCGCCGGCCATAGCCCGCTTCTTGGACTCCTCTTCAAAGGTCCGATTGAACACGTCGCGATTGAATTTGCCCCCGAAATTTGGCCCGGCCGTAGCGCCATCACCGCCTTTGAGCCAATCACCGTAACCCTCTTCGTCCGGGTCGGGAATACGGGTTTTCTCAAACATTGTATTAAATGCGTTGATGTCCAACTTTTTCGGATTGAGTCGGACAGGTTGAACCATTTCCCAGTCCTTGGATTCCGCCTTGCGAGAATCGTTCAACTTGGATGGCTCCTGAACAACGCCCTCTTTTGAGCGCCCGCCGTGAATGCGCTTTAGAATGTCTGTTAAATACGCATAGGCGCGCGTGACGGCCTCAAACTCCTGTTCGGTGCCTCCCTTGTCTGGATGGACTTTCACGGCAGCCTTTTTATAGGCTTTCCGAAGGTCCTCCTCGGTTAGTGCGACCTCCTCCTCTAGTCCAAGAACAAGCAGGCAATTCTGGAAATAATTCATCGCTTTTTCGTTTCCACGATGCTTTGTCACATAGGCTGCGGGACTCGTGGTCTGCTGCTTGTAAGTCTGAATTTGGTTTTGCTGTGGCTGTTGCTGCTGCTGTTGCTGCGGCACCGCGGACGGCTGCGCCTGCTGCTCATAGGACGTTTCACCGGGAAGTGGCGCAGGGCGCTCTCGCGCGTTCACTCGTGCCATATAGGCCAAGAGGTGCGAAT